GAAATATTTCACAATTCTCTCTTCTTACGCTTTTAATAGTTCCTGCATCTTCACCTTTTTGTTGAACATAAGGTAAATTGTAAATACCATTAGGAGATTGTAATTTATGTTCTCTAACAATATTAAGATCTAAATAATCACCAGTAATTTCAATATCTAATACTTCTTTCAGATAAGTCATTACTGTTCTTCCTGAAGCTGTAGAGCCTTGTTCTACTACTGAATGAACAGGTTTTCCATCAACTTTTCTAGATTTACCAAATAACATTGGCTTTCTAGCAGCACCTTTAGAAACTGTAGCAATAGCTAAAAATCTAGGTGTTTCATCAGGAAGCATTCCCCAAAGATTACTATCAATTAAATCAAAACCATTTTCCACAGCTTCAGAGTTTTCTTCTTGATACTCTAAAGCAAATTCCTCAACTAGAGCTAAAGAAGGATAAATTTCTCCTGTAGCAAAGACTCTTAAGTCTGCGTCTGTTGGGTTATTTTCAGCTCTTTTAGCTCTTCCCATTTGTTTTGGGGCAATTGTAGAAAGTTCTATACTCTCTAAGAATGAAAATTCACTCATAATACAAATTTGTTTTTGAATTTAAACTTAAGCTGATACACTTTGCACAGCCTCACTAATCTCAGAATCTTGGTTTTCATAATCTTGAATTGCATTAAAAATTTCCATTACATCATTATCAACAAACTTCTCTTTAAAACAACCTTTGGGAGACTTAGCTAAATGCTCTCCATCATTGTTAGTAAGAAATTTATAATCATTTCCATCATCTTTAGCTATTACAAGACTATGGAAGATGTAAGTAAAGTAGCTTGGAAAATCCAAGGTTTGCTCTACTAATTTTCCGGAACTCTTGAAAGTAGATAAGCCTCTATCATTGGTTTGAGTGTGGTTAATAAGCACCACCCCTTTGATAGAAGGAGGGAATAATTCAGTAGCTTCTTTAATGATAGCAAATAGGTCAGCACCAAACTGATTCCATTTACTAAAACCCTGATTAGATATAAAACCTGGGTCCATCATTCTGCTATTCTGATAATGTGTAAAATCATCAATCACTACATATTCTGTATTTGGTCTTTGTTTAGGCAATGCTTTTAGCAATGCTAGTAGTTTTACCAAAGACGAAGTTGTAAAATGATTATCTCCTTCCACATATTTTTTCTTTGAGCCTTGGAAGGGCAAGCTCTTACCATTAGGGGAAAATACTGTTGTTGTAGTATAGGGGAGATTTTCTAATGAAGTGGACTTTCCAGTTCCACCTTCTCCTAAAATTAAAAGGGTTGTAGCCATTAGCTATGGGTTTATATTGAACATTTATTTAATTAATTTCTCTAGTTTTCCTTTCCAGTAATCTTGTACAAAATGAAGAGAAAGTTGAATCCCCCTTCTTACTCCTTTACTGTAAGCAATAGAAGACTTTGTATTTTCATACTTTATAGCCTCCTCTACTAACTCTTCCTTGGTGGGCAGTACTTTCTCCATCATTTCCATATTAACTTAATCTAGAAAGTAAATCACTTGAACCAAAACCGCCTTCACCTCTACCATCACTAGGAGGTAATTCCCATGTTTCATCAAAAAATATATCACCAATAGGTATTACTACAAGTTGTCCTATTCTTTCACCAGGGGTGTAAGCAATTCCTCTTTCTATGGTTCTTCTAAATTTGAATATGATTTCTCCTCTATATCCAGGATCTATAACTCCTACTGAATTAGCAAGAAGTAAATCTTTCTTGTAAATAGAACTTCTAGGAAATAGTAAACCTACATAACCTTCAGGAATAGCTACTGCTATGCCTGTTCTATAAGTTATGGGGTCTTCAAACTTTTCTCCAAGTTCTATATACATTGCTGTTAAATCCCACCCAGCATCAGTAGGGTTAGCTCTAGAAGGAGCTGTTGCTTCTTTATCTAATTTTTTAAATTTAATTACCATCTTCTTCAATTAAGCATGTTTTTTTATCAAATTGTGTGTAAGGACCTACGCCAGACAAGGTTAAAATTTCTGGAGAAGGGAGTTCTCTAAATAATCCTATTTCTCCTACAAAATTGCATCCTACTCCTAAATCACTAGCTCCATCTCTGTTTTTAAGAATTTCTACCCATCTGTACCTGTCTTTTAGTTGTGTAATATCATACCCTCTGTGTTCTTCTTCGTCAATCCTATAAGGACTATGGAGGGAGATTACTACATTACTATCTTGAACAGTATTACCACTATCTTTAAAATCAGATAGTTGAGGAGCAGTTCTTTTTAATTTAAACCTATCAGCAGATGACATAGCTCTGTTGAGCTGCTGTACTACTACAGGGATTATATTATACCTATTTCTCAAAGTTACAAAGTAAGAAGACATAGAATCTATATTCTCCTTTACATTATAATTTAATTGCCTGGGTAAAATACTAATATGGTCTACAATAACAATAACATGTTCTTTCTGATTATTAGGCTCATAGTAATCAAATATTTCTATGTCCTCTTTACCATTATTAACAGTTTTCTTATGAGTAGTTCCGGTAGAATCCATGTAAGCTGTAATATCCTTAGATATACCTGTACTATTAGTAGGAGGATAGATTGTTAATATATCTTCCAGTTCTTCAAAATAGTCTCTAGTGTTTTTTACATCACTATAAAGCTCTTCATTAATTCTATGTCTACCTCTACTAAGTATATCATCTACTGTAGTTATATAACCATGCTTAAAGTAAAGTTTTCTAGCTATGCCTTTAGATATAATACTTACTTTATCAATCTCTAATGAATAATAAAATACTTTCATGGATAAGCCATCAGTATTAAAGTCTTTCAACAAAGAATAAGGATTAAATAAGAAAGAGTTTAAAGTAAATGCACTCTTTCCAATACCAGACTCAGCTCCAATTAAGTAGTAAGTCTTTTGTTGCACTCCAGGAATAACAGTCATGAGTTTATCTAAACCCATATCTAGACCTCTATTTAGGCCCAACATTCCTCTATCTATACTATCAAGTGTATGTTGAAAATCACTCATTAGTTTAAAGTGGTTACAAAGTTAGAACTTGAACTGGGCAGTTCCCCTTCCATTGCTAATTCAGCATAGCTTTCTAGCTCACTAGCCCCATTTTTTAGAATAAAGTAATCAGAGCTAATAGTATATTCCCATCCTTTTTGTTTTTGAGACTTTAAATAAGAGTCTGTACCATCTAAAATGGCTTCGTAGGTAATATCCTTTCTTTTATTAGTAAATGCTTTTAATTTTAATCTTAGTGAATTTGGTGTTTTTCTTATAAGTCTTCCACCTGATTTAATGCCCTTGGGCCACAGGTCAGAATATTGCTGCAATAAATTTTCAAAATCTTGATCAATCTTAGAAGTCTTAGGGCTAAATTCTGGAATAAGTACAAACTGATTCCCTTTTAATACTAGTATCTTCTCTTGAATGAGAAGAGCTATTACTTCTTTTCTTGTCATAATATTTTGGGGTTAAAAAAGCCTCTACAGTTTTTGTAGAGGCTTTAGATAATTAAATTATTCATTGTTTAAGCTACAATTAAAAAAGCTGAAACTAGAGCTATCACAGAGGTCACAAATGCTGCCACAAGGGTCAGTATCATGGGCCAAATGGATAGCTTTTCATTAGTTGCCTTCTCCATATATTTGGGGTCGGTAAAACATACACTAGGACTCTCAACCATAGATTTTTTATTTTATGAAATTGTAATTTGGGTATCTAAGTTAGCAAGAATTGTTTCAATTCCCTCATTTTTTACTTCAAAAATTGTGGTGTAATGCACTTTATTTTTATCAAAATCCTTGAGTGAATTATTCACCCATTTTTCATCTTGAGTACCTATAAGTCTTAATACAATAACAGTAGCCTGTTTATCAGTATCCTTACGTAATAGTCTTCCTGTCCTTTGAACCATGTGTAAACTCTTACTCATAGCCTGGACAATAAAGCCTGTATCTAATTTAGGAATATTCACACCTTCAGCTATAGTTGTAACAGCTCCTAAAGTTGAAATCTTACCATCTTTGAATCTTTGAAAAGTATCATCTTTCTTACTTTTCTTTGAATGGTGAGTATGATACACTAAGCCCTCTATCTGAGCTATACTACTACCAAATACTAACAGTTTTCTATCATCATCTAACTGCTCTATAATAATTTGAGCAGCAGCTTTCTTAGAAGGGCAGTTATAAATGAAATGCATTCTATCTAAAGTAGCAAACTTAGTATCTCCACCTTGTTGTAATACAGCTTTATATTTAGCTGTGAGAATATTATACACATCCTCTTCAGTAGCTTTTATATTTTTCCACTTATTTAATCTATGGTAAGCTACATGAGTATTTTCTAGAGGCACATCTACTACTAATAATTTATAATCAGCTACTATATCAGCTTCTACAGAGCTATCTAAAGTAAATTTAACGGTGTTCTCATGAGATATGCCTAGTCTGTGGAGCATTGGTCTCCTTTCCTCATCAATAGTGGCTGAGAGTGCTATAAAATGACCTCT